AATATAATATAAAGCATGAACAAAAAGATATTCGCCCAATTATTGGCACACAGCCAAAACGATCTAACAAAGATAACACAACCATACATCTTGGATACATTTGGTGTGGAAGTGAAACGTTGCGACACAATAGATCAATATGTAGAAGCCATAGACAACGCCTGTCTACACAAGTACTTCTCCAAGTACTGGCAGAACGACATGAAGAAATGGAAGTATTCAGGTGTGGCACTAATAGACGAAGTGAACAGTCTCAAACCAAGGGCAGTGCTTGATGTAGGCTGTGGCTATAACGAATTCAAGGGCAAGATTGATAACCTAATAGGTATAGATCCCTACAACGATCGAGCGGACCTACAGGTCAGCACACTGGAGTACAAGACGGATCAACGGTTTGACGTGATCATGTGTCTGGGTTCGGTGAACTTTGGTAGCAGGGACAAGATAATCGCGGAAGTGTCGAGATGTGTGAACCTATTGGCTGATGGAGGTACCATGTTCTTCAGGGTCAACCCAGGTGTGCAACACGACAAACCCGAGGCAGATTGGATTGAGTTCTTTGCTTGGAACGTGCCATTCATAATAGAACTAGCAGAGATGTTGAATCTAAAGGTGCTTGACATACGTGATGACACTAATCAACGTAAGTATTTTGTGTATCGCAAAGTAAAATAACCAAAAATCAGTAGACTTATGTTAGAATTGTGCTACAATAAAGAGTAAATACCTACAATGCAAAAACACACTAAAAGTTTATTAGAAGAATTGAGCTCAATGCCCCTACACAGGGATAAGGAAGAGGTGGTAGAGAGCAGAGCCTCACACATACTGGAGTCGACCATACGACTGATCACATACATAAGAGAGAACTTCGACCAGGAGACCGCATTCAAACTGGAGAAGAAGTTCAATTCAGCGATCAAGAACATGGACGCATCCAAGTTCAGCAAAGGTGTTGCTCGTATCAAAGAGAACAGAGATGTCAAAGACAACCTATTAAAAATTAAAGACGGCGAATACCGAGAGGATTAATCATGTTGATAGAAGATGTCCTTACAGAGTTTAAGAGGACACACCTTGAACACATAGAGGACATAGTGATCACTGACGGCTATGAGGGTGGCAAGGCAGTCTTGGAATACTTCAGGGGACTATTGCTAACACTGAAAGGCACAAGCTCTGAGGCCATGAGTGTTTCTGTTAAATGGGATGGTGCACCTGCTGTGGTGTGTGGGACAAACCCAGACAACGGCCGATTTTTTGTTGGAACAAAATCAGTGTTTGCCAAGAACGCAAAAGTTAATTACACAAAGAAAGATATTGCTAACAACCACGGCACAGATGATCTAGGACAGAAGTTATTGAAGTGTCTGGTACATTTGAAAAAACTTAACATACAGGGAGTCGTACAAGGTGATCTTTTATTCACTGACGAGGACATCACACGTAAAAACGTGGATGGTAAACCAAATTTGACATTTACTCCAAACACAATCACATACGCGGTTCCCGAAGCAAGTGACTTGGGCAAACAGATAGACAGAGCCAAAGTTGGCATAATATTCCACACAACTTATGTGGGTGATTCTTTAGCGGACATGAACGCACAGGGCGGAGCAGATATTAGTTCATTTGCCAAAAGCAATGATGTGTTCTTTGACAATGCCACTTACAAAGATGTGTCAGGGTCGGCCAAGTTCACAGATGCAGAAACAAAACAATTCTACAATGGAATAGAAAAATTAGAGACACTATTAAGTGGTGTTCCACAAAACCTATCCAATGTGCTAGGACAGAACCAAGACTTCATACCCATGTTCCAGATGTACATAAACGCAATGGTCAAGCAAGGCCAGTTGCCAAGTGATGTCAACAAATTCCTGTTAGGATTCCGTAAGTTCTATAACGACAGGATGCAACAACAGATGTCAGGACTGAAAGCACAGAAGGCCTTACAACTGCGACAAGACAAAATGAAACAGATGCCCGTTTTCCTTAACAGGGCCAAGAAACCACTACAGGCCATGTTGATGTTCTACAAGGCGGTGCAGACAATGAAAGCGTTCGTACTCAAGAAGATGAACCAAGCACAGGCCATAGGTTCATTCCAACAGACGGACGGTGGACTACAAGTGACGGAGCCAGAAGGATTCGTAGCAGTTGACAAGTCAGGTAATGCTGTCAAATTGGTTGATAGGTTGGGATTCTCACGTAGAAATCTCACAGCGATCAACAAGTTCAAGAATAACTAATAGTAATGAAGTCTAAACCTTTTCCTATAAAGGAGGGGATACCATGCCAACTCAAATGGAATCACTCCACTGTGTTCCTGACCATGGCCACAACAAGCAGTTGCCACAGAGTCACACATGACCCCTACGAGTTCAAAGACAACAAGATGAACTTCCACAACATCAAAACTAAACTTGAAGCAAGAACCAAAATGCTGAAAGGTGAATGGCCTGGGAGAGGTTGCGAACATTGTAAAAGCACAGAGGATGCCGGTGGACACTCTGACAGGATGTCACACTTGAACATGCCAGGAGTAACGGCACCAAAAGAACTAGAGAAAGATATTACAGCAGTTGACGTGACTCCTACACAATTAGAGATATACTTCAGCAACACTTGTAATCTAAAATGTTTGTACTGTAATTCTAAATTTAGTTCAACCATCGACAACGAGAACAGAATCAACGGCCAATTCGACTATGGTTTTGAAAAAAACCAAGGAGCACCTGTCAGGATACACGGCAAGATAGAAATAAATCCCAACATACAGGAAGACACTGACAAGTTGTTTGCGTGGCTGGAAGCACACATACATGAATTGAACAAGGTGATGATACTGGGAGGAGAACCGTTCCTGCAGAAGGAAACAGAACGAATGGTAGAACTGCTAGAGAGAAAATCTAACCCAAACTTGACGTTGGTAGTATTTTCTAACCTCACTGTTGATACAGCAAGGGTTCAGAAGTGGTTGGCGAGGATGTGGAAGTTGGTCGAGCAAGGCAAACTAGACAATCTACAAGTAGTGGGTAGCCTCGACTGCTGGGGACCACAGGCAGAATATGTGAGAAATGGGTTGGATCTTAAAAAATACACAGAAAATTTTGAATTTATAATGAACAAGACCAGGATAACACCTAGCATCAATAGTGCTTTGATGGCCTTGACAATACCCACACTACCTGATCTAATAGTTCAACTGAACAAGTGGTCAAAGATCAGAGAAGTTTATTGGAGTGGAATGAAGGCCGGAGATCACATGAGGCCTTACCTTAATCCAACAATTTTTGGAAAGGCCATAGTACCTTTGGGGATATCAAAAGCAATCGATATTTTTGAAACCAATGGTGATCTGATCAAGGAAGCACAACTTAACAATCTAATTGGAATAAAAACGGAATGCGAGAACACAGAACCAAACACCTGGGATCAAAAAATGCTCAAAGGATACATCGAAGAATTGGATCGTAGAAGAGGACTAGATTATAAAAAGTTATTTCCAGAAATTGCCGCTTTACTCGAAGCCTAAAAACTCACCAACAGTCTTACGCACTTCTTTTTGATATGCAGGGTCTGACCAGAACAGATCATGATTATGTTTTCTCAGATCCTGTGAAGACAGGTAAGCATCCTTCCAATTAAATTTCTTCAGACTTTCAATCAGTTCGACTATCTTCTCTGTCCTCCTTACAGGATCTGTTTCTAGATCATAGCTCTCATCGAAGTATTGACCAAATGTCCTGAAACCTATTTCACGTAACTTCTGTAGATAGAGGTAGTTACCATGCACAATAAAGAACTGTTGGCACAATATTGGTTTCCATAACTTCTCCGTAATGAAGATTTTATCGTTGTTGTTGGTCTCGCTGATCAACGAGCAGGCCGTATGCTCGTACGGTTTGATGTAGATGTCTTGATCCCTCCCATAGATTGGATAATTGTTTGGCTCAACATCTGGTAGTTCGTAGTCAGCATCTAATCTCACAGGTTCTGGTAATCCAATGAAAGATCTGAGGCTGTCTTCCATCAGTTTCCTCTTGTCGAGTGCATACCATAACTGTAGCCTATGATCACGAACTTGTTTGTTGAGATAAAGGTATTCGTAAGGTTTGTGGGAGTGATCACACTTGAACTCCTGCCCTTTGTGTTTCTCCCTCATGTAATACCAGAACCACGTGGCATCACCAAACCATTTCTTGTATTCATATCCTTGGAGTGTGCTGTAGAATGTATGCCCTGCCATATTTTCTTCACTCTCCCATGGATTTGCTAGTATAAATTTAAATCCATTCTGTAGCAGGAGATCCATCCTGTGATGGAGTTGCGAGACGAACTCCGGATTATCCTCATAGCCACTCCGGTGGTCTATGATGCAGAACAGTTCATCATACTGGTCCCAATCATGGGTGTGTAGATTCCAATAGACGGATTCAAAGGTTAATTCTACATGGTCAAAATCCGCACTCTTGATGTAATTTTCAAAGTAACCGTGTTGTCCAGAAAACATCAAATCTGTGAGAATAAAAATCTTCTTCATTTGCCCTATAAATACCTGTATGTTAACACCATTTTTAAAGTATGTATCTGAGGGCAAGGTCATTAGACGGCATAGTGACTTGCAGAGATTTACTTTTCCAGAGGTCACAGTGAGAATATATCTCAGTTTTCTAGCACTGGCCTTGATGAGCCAACACAAGGACACAGTAGATTTCGCTAAGTCATACGCAAATCAGACCATGGCCAAGGGAACTTTTGACCAAGTCAGGATGATCAACAATGATCTATCAAACATGTTGGCCATCGTGTCGGGTGATCCTGAGATAACCAAGAAGCTCAAGAACAAGGACCAGGCACAGGCCATGAGGCAGAGACAGCCGGTACCGGTGATGGCGCTAAGGAGGTACCTGAGGACCTGGGAGGATCATTACAAGAATCTAACACATCTGGAGAGATCTCTCAACATACAGGATGCCAACCTTAAGAACATCAGGCGAGCAGTGGCCAACTATACGAAGTTGGATTCAAAGATGAAGATGCAGACCCTACACAGACTTCAACAACAATTACAGGCCAAACTGCCCAACACGGACATACTGAAGAAATTCAAGGAACTATAATGATGATCAAATACATCTGTGAGAAGTGTGGTTGCGAACAGCATTGTAGAAAATCCTGTACCGAGTGCAGGGATTGTCCAGACTGTGCCTGTAAGGAATGTGATGCCAAACGAAAATAGTTACTGGGTCTACTACCTCAACCACACCGAACCAACATATCTAGAAGACGCGGGCAACGGACAGCAGGCGCAGAGAGATGCAAGTCTGGCATTTGTTACACAGTGGAGGACCGCGATCGACGTGGGTGCCAACGTGGGTGAATGGACCAGGCCCCTGGCCAAGAAGTTCGACCATGTGATCTGTTTCGAACCCAATCCAAATTTTAGAAACTGTTTCGAAAAGAACATCACAGAATCAAATGTGACACTGTAT